GAGGAGGTGTAGAAGATGGTCAAGCCTATTCTGTTTAACACAGATATGGTCCGGGCGATACTGGACGGAAGAAAGACGCAGACGCGGAGGATTATGAAACCCCAACCGATTTTAGAAAATCGATTGTGGAAACTTGGAGACGCTGGATGGTCAGATAACATAAAAGGATTTCACCCGGTGCCATGCCACAGCCTATTTAACAGGGTGCCATACCAGCCGGGAGATATCCTCTATGTGAGGGAAACATGGATGAATCCCTGCGAAGAATTGTGCCGGAACGATACGGAATGCGATGGATGCATTTATGGAAAGGGCTATCGGTATAAAGCGGACTATCGTATAGATGACAGCATTGAGAAATGGCATCCATCAATCCACATGCCAAAGGAAGCCGCCCGGATATGGCTACGGGTGACAGACGTGAGGGTGGAGCGACTGCAGGAGATCACATCTACTCAAATTTGTCAAGAAGGTGTAGAAGTTGAGATCCCGTATTCTTTGTATCCTTTGAGTGAAGAAGAAAAAAGATATGCATTTTCTCAGCTATGGAATTCCATCGTCAAGAAATCCGACCTTGACCGCTACGGCTGGGCTGCCGATCCGTGGGTGTGGGTAATCGAATTTGAACGAATTGAGAAGCCGAGTTAATGCCGAGTTGATGACGAGTTAAACTCGAACGCGAATCAGAACTTAGTCAAAGGTTAGTCAAAGAGGGGGTGATACCATTGGAAAAAGAAATGACAGCGAAGGAGTACCTGCTGCAGTATCAGGTGGCAAAGAGCAGGGCCCGGAGGAAAAGAGAGCAGATCGAGAAGCTACGGGCGGACCTGCTGCCGTCCGGTATAAGCTATGACGGGATGCCCGGGGGAAACGGTGGAAAGACCATGGCGGATGCATTTGCAAAACTGGATGAGATGGAGACGGAACTGAGGGCGCAGATACAGGATGCCGAGGAAACGGCGATAGAGGTTATGGCGACGATTGAAAAGGTAGAGGATGAGCGATACAGAGCAATACTGCATGACAGATACATACTTGGAATGAGATGGGAGGATATAGCGGAGTGCGAAAACTATTCCTTCAGGCATGTGACAAAATTGCATGGTGGCGCCTTGAAGAAAATTGATAAGATTTTGAAAGATGCCCCACAATGCCCCATTTAAATGTGCTATTATGTACCATGCAAGCAGTTCAAAGTAGACAGAAAAACCTCCTTTGGGCTGCTTGCTTTCCCCCTAACTTTGTAATATGTGCCGTGAAAAGGAGTGCCGGTTGGTGCTCCTTTTTGCGTGAAAGGAAAGAAGGTGATCCTGAGTGACAAAGAAACAGAAACTTTTTTGTGATGAATACCTGATTGATTTGAACGCCACTCAGGCAGCCATCAGAGCGGGGTATTCTCCAGAAACAGCATACTCCATTGGAGGAGAAAACTTGAAAAAACCTGAACTTCGCGCGTATATAGACACTGCGATGGCCGAGCGCTCCCGCCGAACCGGCATCAGTCAGGACAGAGTCCTGATGGAGCTGGCAAAGGTGGCCTTCCTCAATCCGGTAGATGTGATCGATCCACAAACGGCATCCGTGCGGGAAGATGCGCAGCCGGAAGACACGGCGGCGATCCAGTCTGTCAAGATCAAAAAGTCATACTCCGAAACAGGGGAAATGACAGAGCGTGAGGTTCGCATGGTTGACAAGCTTAAGGCGCTGGAGCTCATCGGGCGGCATCTTGGCATGTTTAAGGATAAGGTCGAGGTATCCGGATTGGAGGCTGAAAAGTCCAAACTGGATGACCTGATCACTCAGATGCGTGGTGGTAGTGGATGAGTGATGAAAGACTGCTCTTGTCAGAGAAGTACAAGGCATTCCTCCAGTGCGACGCTCCGGTGGAGTTTCTCGAGGGAACAACAGCAGCAGGCAAGACCACGGTCGGCCTGTTCAAGTATATGCTTAAGGTTGCCCAGTCCCCAAAAAAGTTGCACATCATTGCAGCAAAGGACACCGGAACAGTTGAGAAAAACATCATCAACAAGGATTTGGGTATTGTTGATGATTTTGGAGTGCTGGTCGAATACAACGGCAATGGTACAAAGGATGATAAGATACCACACATCCTGTATCACACATCCGGCGGCGACAAGACCATCTATGTGATGGGTTATGGTGACAAGACCAAATGGCAAAAAGCCCTTGGCGGTCAGTACGGATGCCTGTACATTGACGAGATCAACACCGCAGATATCGAATTTGTCCGCGAGGCCGCTATGCGATGCGATTATCTGATGGGTACGCTCAATCCGGATAATCCGCGGTTGCAAATCTATCATGAGTACATCAATCACGCCAGACCGCTCTCAGAGTGGGAGAGCGAGACACCAAAAGAAATATTAAGAGAGTTGAAGGAAGAACCAAAGCCCGGCTGGGTGCATTGGTTCTTTTCTTTTGACCATAATCTGGGCCTGACCACAGAAAAGCTGGGCACGATCATGCAGAACACGCCCAGAGGAACGAAGATCTGGAAGAACAAGATACTGGGGCTTCGCGGAAAAGCAACAGGACTGGTATTTGTCAATTTTGAATACACGCGTCACGTTGTACCAAGGCAGTGGGTAAAGGATCAGATCAGCTCCGGAAAAATCCGCTTTCGGAAGCTCACCGCCGGTCTGGATACATCCTATTCCAGCAAGTCACCGGACACGATCGCCATGATCTTTCAGGGCATCACGGAGAACCGGATACTGATCACGCTGGAGGAGAAGGTATACAGCAACAAGGAACTGGATACGCCGCTGGCACCATCTGACACGGCGGTGAAGTTCGTGCAATTTTTGGACTGCTGCGCGAAGGACTGGGGACTGGCAAGAGACGTATTCGTTGACTGCGCGGATCAGGGAACCATCACGGAGCTGAACAAATACAAGCGGCTCCATGGCTGCATTTACAATTTCGTGAACAGCTACAAAAAGGTGGCGATCATCGACCGTATCAACCTGCAGCTGGGTTGGATCCAGCAGGGCTGTTATCTGGTGGCGGACACATGCCCGGAACACATCAACGAGCTGGACACCTACAGCTGGGATGAGGACAAGGATGTGCCGGAGGACGGCAATGACCATACCATCAACGCAAATCAGTACGCTTGGATCCCGTACAGGGATCTGATTGGATATGAGGTCCAGAAGGGAGACAAGAAATGATTTCACTTTTAAAGACGATTGTGGTCTGCACAACAATTATTGTATGCCTGAGCATGATCATGTCGAATGGAAGGGATAACCGATGAGGTGGTTAGATAAAATGAGTGAGAACATCAAAAAGGGCATCAGGAATTGGCTGCAGGAGAGCCCGGTCAATTACGGCTTATCAATAATGGCAGACACGGATCACGAGCTGTATGCCATCAAAAATCGTATCTGGTGGCGCGGTGATTGCAATGAGCTGGAGCAGATGTACCAGCAGAATTCGCAGTTTGCAGACCGGAATAAGTTCTGGGCATGCAAGAGCTCCCCCGGAATGGACATGAGAAAACTGCATGTTGGTATTCCTTCCCTGATGGTCCGCGTCCTGGTCAATATCGTCATGAATGATATGAACGACTTTGACTTTAAAGACCAAAAGAATGCGGATATCTGGGAGCAGATCGCAAAAGAGAATAAGTTTAACAAGCTGATGGACAAAGCACTATCGGAAACTCTGGTGGTCGGCGATGGCGCTTTTAAGATTGTTATCAACACGTTGGCCAGCGAGTACCCGATCGTCCAGTGGTATCCGGGGGACCTGATCGACATTGTGCATGAGTATGGCAGGCTGAAAGAAATCGTGTTTAAGACTTTGTATGAGGTGAAAGGCCGCCGGTATGTGCTCCATGAACGCTACGGCTACGGATACGTGGAAAGCCACCTGTATGTGGACGAAAAAGAAGTACCTCTGAACGTGATTGATGAGACAAGCGGACTGCAGACAAGGATTGAGTATCAGGACAAGATCATGCTGGCTGCGCCTTTGATGGTGTATGACAGCGCAAAGTTTGATGGAC